CTAAGTCAAATATCAATTTATATAATAACCATTTATGGCAAAAGCAAAAGCACAAACAGCAGCTGTTCTTCATAGAGAAAGTAATGTTTCAAGACCAGGAGTTCATTCAAAAACAAAAACTTCTAAAATTAAAACATCAAGAAACTACAAAAAACCTTATAGAGGGCAGGGTAGATAATTTTATCTAATCCAACTATTTATAGGGGTATTTATTCAGAGGTATCTCATATGTGTATAATCGTTAGTAAGTCTATCGATGGCTCAAAAATATTAGCCAAAAATAGAGACAGGGCTTACAAACCCTCATTGGAAGTTGTTCACACTATCATTGATGGTGTGGAGGTGGTTTATTTAAGAGATACCGTTACCGATTGGAGTGAGGGTATGAATGAGTATGGAGTTGGATTAGTGAATACTGCTCTAATGGTTGAATATGATGAAAACGAAAAGAAAATCGTAAAGAAAGGTGGTAAACCTTCTAAAGATGGTAAAAAGATTCGTAAAGCATTATCACAAAAAACAATTAGAGAAACAATAAATTCAGCAGTAACATTTGATGGAGGAATTAAGGGGCATACCTTTATTGCAACCCCAACCAAAACTGTTTGTATTGAAACTACATCAAAACACAACCCTAAGTATGAAATCCATAATGGTGAGGGAATCGCAAGAACTAACCACGGACATTTACATTATGGTGCTGGATATACAAAGGGTAAAGATTACTTATCTTCTAAGATTAGAAAGATATCCGCTGAAAAGATATTAAATCGGGCTAAAAAAGTAGATGATGTATTACCTCTTATGAGACAAAAGTTTTACAAACATGAAAGTAATCTGAATATGGCCAGAGATACTGAAAAAATGTTTACTTCATCTCAATTACTTTTAGATTTAAGCAACAAAGTTTTTAAACTAACATATAGAGAAAACAATGTGGAAGAATTTGTGGGAGTAAAGCAAATATTCCCAGAAGGATACGAACCTAAAATAAAAGTAATAGTTACCAAAATCAAATCCTAAATCCACTTTTTGGTTTATTGATATTTATATATTGAACAAATATTGATAAACTAATTATGTCAGCAGAATTCGAATTGTTCCCAGGCAAAAACCTAAGTGGGTTGTTTGAGGATATTTACAATAATCAAATCAATAAAAAGAAACATATTTCTGAAATCATTCACGAAATCAGAAAAGGAATCAGACATGCTGGTGATTTGGCTGTATTGGGTCCTGTCATCAAAGATTTAATCGATACATCCGTTCGTAATGATGACCAATTAATTAAGTTAGCAACCATTGCTCAAAGAATTATGTTGGCTAATAACAAAAGTGAAGGTGATAGTGGATTCCTTACTGAAGCAGAAAGGGAACAACTACTTGCTGAAATAGAACAAGTTCAAGATGAAGTTCAACGAATGGATTCCATCGAAAATGAAGTTGAAGAACTAAAACAAAAAATAGGAAAGTAGTATGTTTGGTGATAGAAATCGTAATGTACAATCCAATCAGTCAAAATCAGCATCTGCACAAAATAAAACAAATGTTGGTGTAGTTTATCATGTGATTTTGGATGAAACCGATTCTATTATAAAAGACTTTGGAATACCAACAGAACAAATACCAAAATACATTGGAGCTATTCAATATAGATTACAAACATCATCTGCTAAATCTGATGATTTGTTATCACTTGCTCTACCTGCAAATCAAAACTATAATAGTTTACCTACAAAAAATGAAGTAGTTAGAATTATAAATGGTGAAGGTGGTGGTATGTTTTACGAACGAATTAGTAAATCGGTAACTCCAAATGTAAATACATCAAATACAACCATATCAGATACTTTTATAAAAGATAAAAATCAAAATAATAAACCAGCTAATTATTCAAAAGTTCAACAAACTGGTATTGCCAGAAGTAACTTTGATTCTTCAGCTGATTATGATTCATATGGTAGTTATTTTGAGTTTACTCCCAATATACATCATTTAAAATTATATGAGGGAGATACTATAATTGAAAGTAGATTTGGGCAATCAATAAGATTATCTGGTTATAACAATTCAGAAAATACATTTTCTCCAACATTAATAATTAGGAATGGTGAAAGTGGTGAATCTTCACAAAAGGGAGTTGATTCATCTACTGAAGAGGATATTAATAAAGATGGTGGTATTATTGCATTTGGTTCAAACCAATATAAATTGCCATTTCAACCTGGTGTGGTTAGTGATGGTGGTTCATCTAACTTTGAAACATCACCAGCTTCTTTTAAAGATTATCCATCTGAGTTATTGGGAAATCAAATTCTTTTAAATTCGGATAGATTAATATTTTCAGCAAAAACATCCGAAATGATTTTTTACTCTAAAGGAAATTACGGATTTATTTCAGATGGCCAATTATCAATCGACAATAAGTTTGGTATTGAGGTAAATGTAAATGATGATATAAACATCACTACTAATGATAGAAGTGTAAATGTTAATAGTGGTAATGGTAATATCAATTTAGGAAACCAAAATTTAGAATCATTGGTAAGGGGTGAAACATTGGTTGATTTATTAACTCAATTAATAGATGCTATTGAAGCTCAGATATTCTTAACCCCATCTGGTCCAACCGCAACAGGACCAACAAATATTGCTACTTTTTCAAAAATAAAATCTGAATTAAAAACTGCGTTAAGCAATTTAAATAAAACATCATAATGTCTTGGGAGATATTCAAATCAAATATACTACGAAAAACCAACCCATCTTCGGGTGAAAACAGTATAGATGATATTGCTAATATATGGGCAACTGAATATGATAACGCTGTAAAAAGAGGTAAAGATACTGTTAATTTGGCAGCTATCCAAACTGGAAATGTTTCGGTTATGGAATCTTTATTTAAATTAGCACTACTTCAAGGACAAAACTCACCATCATCTACATTTAGTTTAGTTAGTGAATTTGGTAATGGTGTAAAAGCATATTGGGCTGGGGCTACGATGCAATCATTTCCAATACCAATTATACCTGCACCTGGTTCGATTCAAAACATAGTTGTTAATTCTAATGTTGTTACTAACCCCGGAGTTTGGACTCCTCAACCCCCACTTAGACCAAATGATAATAGTGAGTTGATGGTAAATCAATTTATCAATGCAGCAACTTTACACTTAACAACAATATCTGGACTTATACAAACAACATCATTGTATCCATCAGCCCCAACACCAATACCATCACCGGGTGTAATTGTTTGGACAGGATATACGATACCACCTGCTGGTCCATCAATAGCAACATTAGCTGGTGCCGCAGCTGCACTTAATAAAATCGATAATGTTCCAGATACTACATTATCACAAGAACAAATAACTTCATTTACTGCTGAAAAAGAACAAGCACAATCTTTATTGGATAGTGGAACATTATCTGAAGAGGAAGAAGAAGTTGTATATGATTACGCTTCACTAAAAGAAACGGAATTATCAACGGGTCAACAAAACGCAGCTGATGTAGATTTAACCGAAGAAGAAATTGATGCTTTAGCAGACCTTTCTGATAAGAAATGTGAAATTGGATTAAAGGTTGTTGAAATGGCTAAAAAAGATATTGGTATATTGGAGACTGGAACACCTCCGGGTAAAAACTATGGTGGTTTCTCTGGTGGTAAACAATATCTTAGAGCTGGTAGGATTGATGAGATGATGAAAAATACTGGCTTAAATAATAAAGCCAAAGTTGATAAAGATGGTGAGGGATACTATTGGTGTGCTGGAGCGGTTACAACTTGGTGGAAAGAAGCTGGTTTAACAACTCCAAAAGGAGCAGCAGCATGTCAAAATTGGGCTAAGTGGGCTAAAGCAAATGGATATTGGTCTAAAACACCAGTGATTGGAGCAGCTGTTTTATATGGAACTGAAGCACATGCACACCATATAGGTATTGTATCTGGTATTTTACCTGATGGTAGAATTACCACAATTGAAGGAAATACTTCTGGTGGTGGGTTTAATAGGAATGGATGTGGGTGTTTCTCAAAGACACCTACAAAGGGAATTGTGGGTTATGTTATACCGCCAGGGTGTATATAATCAAAAAAACCTAAAACAAATATTTATAGGGAGAGGAATCAAAACCAAAAGAAAAGTAATGGATACCGATAAATTAGTAAAGGCAATACAAATTATTGTAAAAGAAGAGATTAAATCAGTTTTACCTACCTTAGTAAGAGAAGGAGTTAAAGCTGAAATGAAGAAATTGTTGAAAGAAAACAAACAATTGAGAGAAGCATTAAAACCACAACCAACTCAACCTACATTTATGGATAGTGAGCCGGTTGTTGAAACTAACTCACATGCTTTTCAAGCGAATGGAACTCAACCACAAAGAATGTTGAGCAAAAATCCAATCATAAATGAAATTTTAAATCAAACTCAACCTTTCAACGGAAGTCAACATACACAAATGCCATCTTATGCTGGTGCACCAACCGAAGTATCAAACGGAACAATGAGTTTCAACTCATCCGATACTCATATGTTGGGAGCTAGTAACATAGCAGCTAAAATGGGATATGGTGATATGATGGGTGGACAAAGACAAGGTTTGGGAGTTCAAACAGGTAACCCAGCATTAGATAAAGCACTAAATAGAGATTATAGTGGTTTAATGAAAGCAATGGATAAAAAGAAAGGCCCTTGGAGACCTGGAATGGAATAAGTAGATGGCAATTGAATTAGGAACAAAAGTAGTAAAGGATACCCAATCGTATAATGATTATGCGATAGGAATTTCTTTACCCCTGCAATTCGATAATAATACATTTACTCAGACATTTCAAACTTCCGAACAAGTAAAATCTAACATTAAGAATTTACTTTTAACTAAAAAGGGAGAACGAATTCTTCAACCTGAATTTGGTAGTGGATTACAAGAGTTATTATTTGAACCATCTACTGTTGATTTTGAGGGAAGAATAGAAGATACTATTAACGAATCAATTGAAAGATGGTTACCTTATGTAACGATTGAAGAGATTAATATTGAAGCAACCGATGAGTTAAGAGATAACAATAGAATAAATGTTTCGTTAAAATTTAGAATTGGTAATAATGTAGACTTGACCGAAGTAACATTTACCGCACAGGGATAGTAAGATATGGCAATTACAAAAACAACAAAAAACTTTAAGAATAGGGGTAAGGATATTAACTACCTCAATAAAGATTTTGCTCAATTTAGAGGAAATTTAATTGAGTTTGCTAAAACTTATTTCCCAAGAACTTATTCTGATTTTAATGAATCATCACCTGGTATGATGTTCATTGAAATGGCATCATATATTGGTGATTCACTTTCATATTATATTGATGATACTTTAAAAGAATCATTGATGGTTCATGCGGAGGATATTGAGAATGTAATTGCACTTTCACAATATTTGGGATACAAACCAAAGGTAACATCACCATCGGTAACAACTCTTTCCGTTTATCAGTTAGTCCCATCAACTGGTTCTGGAACCAACAATACATATGATTCAACATATCTATTAAAAATCAAAGCGGGTATGCAAGTAAAAACCGCAAATGATATAAAGTTTATTACACAAGATGTAGTTGATTTTTCGGATGATACAGATAGAGAAATTACTATTTATCAAAAAGATGCTGTAACCGGAGAAGCTTCATTTTATTTAGTTAAAAAGTTTGTTAAAGCAATTTCAGCTGAAGTTAAAACTTTAGAATTTGATTTCACTACATATGAGGCATTTCAAACTATAAACTTATCAGATACCAATATTATTGATATCTACGATGTAAGGGATTCAAATGGAAATAAATGGTATGAGGTTCCATATCTTGCACAAGAAATGGTATTTACTGATTATCCGAATACTGAAACAAATGACCCAGACCTTTATCAATTTAAATCAACAGTTCCATATGTGTTAACTACACTTAAAACTGCAAAACGATTTACTAAAAAGGTAAATGGTGATAGCACAACAACTATTCAGTTTGGTGCTGGTGACCCAAATGTAACTGATGAATCTATCATTCCAAACTTAAAAAATGTTGGATTGGGATTACCTAATTCAATTTCAAAATTGGAAGCTTCATTTGACCCAACAAACTTTTTGAAAACAAACACATATGGTTCATCTCCATCAAATACTACAATTACCGTAAAGTATTTAGTTGGTGGTGGTGTTGAATCTAATGTTGCAAAAGGAACATTGACAAAGGTTAGTTCTATTGAGTTTGAAGAAGATACTCAATTATTTACACAAACTCAAAGAGCACTTTACAATTCAACCAAAAACTCCATAGCAGTAGATAACGAAGTTCCTGCAACGGGTGGTAGAGGTGGTGAAACCATTGATGAGATTAGAGAAAACGCTTTAGCAAATTTTGGTTCTCAAAATAGAGCGGTAACCGCAAAGGATTATCAGATTAGAGCATTATCAATGCCAACTAAGTATGGTTCGGTTGCAAAGGCTTACGCTACCGCAGATGGAACATTAGATAACAACTCACCATCATCTATTTTAAGTTCACCAAAAGCAATGCAAGAGTTTACT